TGCTCAACATCAGCGTGCGAACGCTGTACGCACGTCTGCACATTTTGATGACCGACTATGCCCGTAGTACGGAAGAGGTCGCAAATAAAACAGATGTCGCAAATTGAATTTCGAACAGTAAAACGTTTTCGGTACATTTCTACCAATGACTGGAAATGTGTGAATAGGTTTATATGCAATTCAGTTACACCACCAACGTCCAGGACGTCATCAGCGAATTGAATGCTGCTGCAGCAGATGCGAAGCCAGCTGTAGTGCGTGCGCTGAACAAGACAATGGATCGCGTCAAGGTTCGTGCAGCGCGTTTGGTCCGTGATACAGGCTACAACCTATTGATTCGTGACATCAAGGATGCCATCAGAGTAAGTAAGGCAAGTAGTAGCCGTTTGAGGGCTGATGCCATGGCTAAAGGCAGACCAATTCCGTTAATAAAATACGGTGCCAAAGAAGTAAAGAATGGTGTCTCAGTCAATGTGCTAAACGGTCGAAGGATCATTCCTCATGCCTTCATCGCAACGATGCCAAACGGTGCTAAGCATGTATGTATAAGAGAACCCAACGCCAAGCACCTGAAGAAGTCAAAGAATGGTGTAGTCAGATGGACTGCATTGCCAATCAAGGTTTTGTTCGGCCCAGCCATACCTGATGCGCTGGCTAACAAAGCAGTATCAGAGTCATTGATCGCATTGATGGGTGAGCGCTTCCCCGTGATCTTGGAGCATGAGCATGCGTTCCTCAGCAAGCGACTGACTCGAAAGCAGTCTCTGCCAGCTGAATAATTTTCGGGTCCTTCTCCAGCCCTGCGCACAGCGGATTCGAAGACCGCCGATTCTCACTACACCCCAGATTGCCATGGGGGTTATAAAGTCCTTTCCGCCATGCCCACTCAAATGGAGATCGCCGAACATCTCGGCATTAGCCAGCCTGCGGTGAGTCAGCAGATGGCGCCCATCGGCATCGATTGGCAGAAGGCGACGATGGATGAAATCCGTCTTGCCTACCTGACGCATTTGCGCGGCGTTGCTGCCGGACATCGATCTGTCGACGGCATGGATCTCGCACGGGAGCGCGCCCTAACCGAACAGGTTGACCGCGAACTCAAACACCTCACGCTGGCAGAACGTAAGGGCCAACTGGTCAATGTCGCCCAGCTGGAGCCCGAGCTGCAGCGACAGTACGTCGCCTTCAAGGCCGAGCTGGAGGCGCGTGACGACAAACTCAAGGAAGAGCTGGATCTTCTCTATGGAATCGATATCGACCTGGAGCTGATCAGCTCGCACACACGCAATGCACTCTCTCACCTGTCCAGACACGACCCAAGCGGTGGCCGATCTGGTGGGAAGACTACGCCGGTCCGTGGCCCCATCTCCGCAGATGACCACGACGGCGTGGGCGATGGAGCGGCGCATGCTGAGCCCGAAGGCGACGGCGAAGCCTGGCCGCTACAACCCTGACCTGACACCCTGGGTGCGGGGCATGCACCAGGCCCTGGACGATCCGTCTATCCATGAAGTGGTTTGCCAGAAGTCTGCGCAGGTTGCGTGGACTGATGGCGTACTGTTGAACTACATCGGCAAGCGCATCGACATCGCGCCATGCCCGATGATCATCATGTTCCCCAAGGAGGGCGCAGCCAAGGAGTTCAACAGCGAGAAGTTTGAGCCGATGGTGGAATGCACGCCGGTGCTGGCGTCCAAGATCCCGATTGCCAGCAAGCGCGACAAGGACAACCGCTGGCAGTTCAAGGGCTTTCCCGGTGGATTCCTGAAGTTCGTATCGTCCAACTCGCCCAGCTCGGTGAAGACAACGCCCGCTCCTGTTGTGTGCGTGGAAGAGCCGGACGACGCAAACGAGAACGTAAAGGACCAGGGCGACACCATCACCATCCTGCGCGAGCGCACGAAGAGCTACGCCAGGCGCAAGATGATCTTCGGCGGCACTCCCACCATTGAGGGCGAAAGCCGTATTGCTGCCGCGTACGAAGCCAGTGACCAACGCAAATTCCTGGTTGCGTGCCCGCACTGCAGCGAGCCGCAAACCCTGTCCTGGGAAAACGTGAAGTGGGAGGACAACGCGCCGATATCGCACGAAGTCTTCGGCATGGCGAATCCAGAAAGTGCGCGCTACTGCTGCCCGCATTGCGGATCGCTGTGGACGGACGCCGAGAAGAATAGGGCAGTGCGCCTGGCAGAGTCGCAAGGCTTGGGCTGGAAGGCCACTCGCGCATTCAACGGTGTAGCTGGGTTCTACATCAATGAGCTGTATAGCCCGTTTCCTGGATCGCGCCTGGTGCATCTGGTGCGCAAGTACCTCACCGCGATGCATGCGTTTGCACAGGGCGATGACACCAAGATCCGCAGCTTTCGCAACAACACCGAAGGCCTGACCTACGCATACATCACCGATGTCCCCGCTGGCTCAGACCTGAAGTTGCGCGCAGAGGACTACCAGGAATTCACGGTGCCCTACGGGGGGTTGCTGCTGACGGCAGGCGTTGACGTGCAGCACGACCGCCTGGCTGTGATCATCCGTGCCTGGGGCAGGGGGGAAGAGAGTTGGCTGGTGTATTGGGGAGAGCTGCCCGGATCGACTCTGGTTGCCGGTGCCGGTGCTTGGGTTGACCTGGACGCTCTACTGGGTCGTACCTTTCTGCATGCATCTGGTGCAGCCATGAAGATCTCGGCGGTATCGATTGATGGATCAGACGGCAATCGAACTGAAGTGGTAAACGCATACGTGCGCCCACGCCGTCACCTAGGCTTTATGTCCGTGAAGGGTGCCAGCGAAGTCGGCAATGACCGCAAGGAAATTTTTAGCAGCGCTCCGCGCGTGGTTGATGCTGGCAAGCAGCAAAAGGCCGCCAAGTTTGGTCTGAAGGCACACATCGTTGGCACTACACGTGCCAAGGATTTGATCCTGGAGACTCGCGTCAAGCTCAGTGGTAGTGGTCCCGGCCGCATGCATTGGTACGCCAGTGTGCGGCCTGACTACTGGGAGCAGCTCACCAGCGAGGTTAAGGCACCCAGCAAGACCAACCGCAACCGCAAGACCTGGCAGAAGAAGGGTGGCGCACGCAATGAGGCACTGGATGGCGAAGTCTATTCGCTGCATGCAGCGCGTTCCCTCAAGACGAACTTACTCACGGAGGCCCATTGGGCTGCCATCGAAAACCGTCTGCGGCAGCGCCAGCTGATTGCGATGGAAGAGCCTGCGGTTGCAGATGAGGACGAAGGCGAGATAACCACGCCGAAGGCCGGGGAGGGCGACCTCCCAAAGGAGGCAACGGATAAGCCAGCGCCTGGCACGCGCGAAACCGTTCCGGCGATTGTGCAGACGTCTGCACAAGAGCATTCGTCCAAAAACCAACGCAAGCGCAAGCGCACCTCGGGGCGCGGTGGCTACAGCGTGACCAATTGGTAGACCCATGCGAATACCTTCTTCAATCATTGCGGGCGACTCTGCGCAGTGGCAAGACGTGGCTTTCCAGGATGGCCTGGGAGCCAACGTCGGCAGCGCGGACTATGCGCTGACCTATTCGTTGCGTGGACCAGGGCCGGTGTTAGACCTAACTGGAACCTCGCAAGGGACGGGTTGGGCCTTCAGTTTGACCCCCGCGCAAAGTGCTCCGCTCAATCCAGGCCCTGCGAATGCAATCTGGTACTGGCAGGCATATGCCACAAAGACCGGTGTACGTCTTACTGCAGGTGATGGAACGCTCGTTGTTAGGCCGAATTTAGCGGGCGTTACGACCACATTTGATGGATCTAGTCCTGCAGAAAAGATCCTCAAGGCGATTGAAACGGAGATAGCGGCGCGTATCAATGGTGGTGCAACCGTGGAATACACGATCGGCACGCGCTCCCTGAAAAAGGAGCCGCTGGCTGCACTGCTTGCATTGCGTTCAACCTATCGAACCATCGTGAGCCGTGAGCGCCGTGGCCAGATGATCAAAAACGGCTTGGGTAACCCCGGCCGCGTCGGAGTGCGCTTCAAATGAGCCAATCAAAACCTACCTATGACCTCGACAGTGGCCAGTGGTACAACAGTGCACGTGTCGCTCAAAAGGGCAGTGTGGTGCTCAAACAATGGCGCCTCACCAACGGGCCGGAGCACCTTCGCAAAGTGAATGCCGCGCGTGCTACCAAGCGTTCTTACGCTGGTGCCCAACTTGGCCGTACCGTAAGTGACTGGATCGCCAACTCCACTTCTGCGGACAGCGAGCTGTACACGAGCCTGCGCACATTGCGCAACCGCAGCCGTCAGCTGGTGCGCGACAACGAGTACGCAGGCAATGCGATCGACCGCATCATCCCCAACAACGTTGTGGGGCAGGGCATCGGCTTCCAGTCGCAGGTGATGATGCGCCGTGGTGGCAAGTTGGACGAAAAGATCAACAGCCTGATCGAGACCAAATACCGTCGCTGGCAGCGTGCTACGTTTTGCCACACTGCCGGAAAGCTTGCCTTTGCCGATATCGAGCGCATGGTCGTGCGCGAAGTGGCTGAGTCTGGCGAGATCTTGGTGCGCATGATCAAGAGCAGTTTCGGTGGCAGTGAGGTCCCGTTTGCCTTGGAGATCATTGAAGCCGACCAGCTGGTAGACAACTGGAGTGGGCGCACTGAAAACGGCAACGAGATCCGCATGGGTGTGGAAGTGGACAAGTGGCAGCGGCCCGTTGCCTACTGGTTGTATCCACGTCATCCAGGTGACTACACCATTGCCAGCACAGCGCCCAGCAACACCTGGCAGCGTGTGCCTGCAGATGAGGTCATCCACATTGCGCTGTTTGATCGCCCGCTGCAGACCCGTGGCGTGCCTTGGTTGCACAACGTCATGGTCAAGTTGCGTCACATGGGCGGCTACGAAGAGGCGGAAATTGTTCGCGCACGTGCCAGTGCCAGCATCATGGGATTCATCGAATCGCCAGAGCTGGACAACCCGGTGACGCCCGAAGACGCCATGAACGCAGATGACGTGATGGACGGCGAAAAGGTATTCGACCTATCGCCTGGTGTCGTCAAAGAATTGGCCCCTGGTGAAAAGTTCAACGGCTTCGCACCGACCAGTGCTAACACTGCGCTGGAACCTTTCATGCGATTCATGCTGCGCAGTGTTGCGGCCGGTACCGGCATCAGCTATGAGAGTCTCAGCAAGGACTTCAGCCAGAGCAACTACAGCTCCAGCCGCCTAAGCCTGACCGAAGACCGCGACAACTGGCGCGTGCTGCAGGCATGGCTGATTCGGCAGTTTCACCAACGCGTCTATGAGGCCTGGCTTGAGATGGCCGTGCTGAGTGGCGTTCTGAATCTGCCCGCTTACGAAGCCGCACCTGAGATCTACCAGGAAGTGCGCTGGATGTCGCGCGGGTGGGACTGGATCGATCCAGTCAAGGAAGTTGCGGCCAAGAAAGCAGAGGTGCGAGCTGGCTTCACTACCGTCGCCGACGTCATTGCCAGCAAGGGTGGTGATGTCGAAGACGTATTCCGGCAGCGCCGTCGTGAGATCGACCTGGCAGCTGACTACAACCTGGTGCTGGAAACCGATCCGGCACAGGTGGATGAAAAGGGCATCGCGCAGCAAGTCAGCCCGGTTGAAGAAACCGATACGGGGACAGACAACGCTGGCAACCCCAAGGATGGTGGCGCCAAGCCAAAGCAAACCGATGCGGGTGATACCGCGTCTTCAGATTGATCGGAGAAATTGCAATGCTATTTACTGCTTACCTGGCTAACAAGATCGTCGACTGGCTCTGGCGCGGTCAGGCCTATTCGCCAGCAACGGCCAACCTGAGTGTCGGGTTACTGACCTCGACTAAGGGCCCTCGCGCAAATAGTTCCGTTTATGCGTTGACCGACACAATCTCGCTCACCGCCAACGATGGGCGCACGCACTTGTACAAGTGCACCACAGCGGGCACGTCGGCCGCAGCGCAAGCGGCGCTGTATCCCGGTGCTACCGCTGAGGCGATCACGGACGGCACTGCAGTGTTCACTGAGCAAAGCAATGCGTTACGCCTCGCAGCTGTGGAGGCTTCGTACACCAACTATGCGCGCGCCAATTTGGCGGCATCGCTGGCCAACTGGGCAGGCACGCAGGGCGCTGGCACGACCGTGGCGTCCAGTGGCACTGGAGTCCCCACCACCAGCAACAACGCCACGCTCACTTTTGGGACCGCAGCTGGTAGTGGCCCAACTTACGTTTGGGCGAAAGGGTTCTTCGACGCGGTAACTGGTGGAAACCTGCTGACCATTGAACCGTTGACGGTTGTCAAGACAATCAACAACGGCGACCCGGCTCCGACATTTGCGGCTGGCGCGGCAGCAACTTCTATCGATAACTGATCATGGCACTCCTTGATGAAATAAGGGCTCTGGATCGTTCCATTCTCGATACGCAGAATGAGACGTTCATTGCTGCAGCGCTCAACGCGCCGCGCTCGGTCGTGGGTGCAGTTTCGCGCCAGTTGTTCGCAATGTGGGCAGGTCAAACAGGCATGCGCGCCGCGATTGAGGACGCAGCCAACGACAAGTTGAGCCCGCTGCGTTCGATCGCTTTGACAGTGCGCGACTTCATACAAGGAGCGGCTGACAACTTGGACCTGTCGATGCAGCAGAACAAGGACATGCTTCAGAAATGGATAGAGGCCGGCAAGCTGTCGCAAGAAGCTCACGACGCGTTGATGGCGATGGCAACGCAAGTAATCACGGGCACGGTGACTGAGCATCAAGTGCGTTTGGAGTCCCGCGACTTTGACGGAAATTGGGTGATCTAAATGGCATCAACCTTCAAAATGGTGTATCCGGCAATCAACACGATTGCCCTGTCACTGAACCTTGCATCGCTTGCTGATGACAACACCAACGGGCTTGCTGGTCGCTCATCTGGCGTGGTGGATAACACCGCCAACCTTGACCTTGACCACATCCTGAGTGGGTTCATCAAGGCGGGAACTAGCCCCACAGCAGGACGCACCATTGAAGTGTGGGTTTGGGGGGCTATCCAGATCGTAAGTGGTACGCCTTCGTACCCCGACGGCATCACCGGCAGCGATGCGAATAAGACATTCACCAGCCGTAACATACTGCTCTCGGGGCTTGCTCCAGTGCGCTCGATAACGGTTGACGCCACAACGGGTAATGTGTACCCAATCAAGCCCACGTCTATTGCTTCGTGCTTTGATGGCGTGCTGCCTCCCTACTGGGGAATATTCATCCTGAATCGCACTGGTGTTGCACTGGACGCAACAGCAGGTAATCACGTTCTCTGCTACGAGCGCGTACAACAGCAATCGGTGTAAACCATGCGCGGCTTTCGCTATAAGCGCCGCAGTCAACCACGCGGCGTATTTAGGATTGACCGCAGCTCGTCACTGGCGATGGCGCTAG